GAAAAAAGTTAATTTCGTGGCGATGGCCGTCGGGGATGGCGGCGGCACACTGCCCGAGCCGAACGCCAGCCAGACGAAACTGGTTAATGAGGTCTGGCGTCATGCACTGAACAAAATCAGCCAGGACAATAAACATAAAAACTATGTCGTAGCGGAGCTGGTCATTCCCCCTGAGACCGGCGGATTCTGGCTGCGTGAAATGGGGCTTTACGATGACACCGGCACGCTGATTGCGGTCGGTAACATGGCCGAAAGCTATAAGCCTGAACTCGCGGAGGGCTCGGGGCGCGCGCAAACCCTGCGAATGGTCATCATGGTGAGCGACATCGAGTCGGTCGAGCTGTCCATCGATACCACGCTGGTGATGGCAACGCAGGATTATGTCGACGACAAGCTCGCGGAGCATGAGAAGTCTCGCCGCCATCCTGACGCCACGCTGAAAGAAAAAGGATTTACACAGTTAAGCAGTGCGACCGACAGCGCGTCTGAGGCGCTCGCAGCGACACCGAAAGCGGTTAAGGCGGCGTATGACCTTGCAAAAGGTAAATATACGGCACAGGACGCCTCCACAACTCAGAAAGGCATTGTCCAGCTCAGTAGTGCGACCGACAGCACGTCTGAGACGCACGCCGCGACGCCAAAAGCGGTGAAAGTCGTTAATGATGACCTGACCGGATTTAAAAAGAGTCTGGGAACGGCGGCAAAAGCAGATGTCACCGCTTCGTCAAGTGACCCGACCGCGGGAAGAGTGCTTAAAGTTGGTGACGGGGGATTATTAGGTCAGGTTCTTCAAGTGTCAGATGCCAATCTTCTGGAAAAAAACGGTCTTGTCTCGATGTTGTTTAACCAGGGGGGAGGATCAAACAACATTCATTTTGGCGGCTATGGTTGTGGCGTTCATCTCAATTACGGCAGTAGTGGTGACGGTACACAAGCCTTGAGTGCAAATTTGTTTGTCGATTCGTACGGTAATTTATCAGTTGAATGGTTAGCGATAAAAAGAGCTGATGGGACAATTGTTTCACAGCGTATGCAAAGGCTTTGGGGGCCACTAAACAAACCCACTCCTAATGACATAGGCGCATTGCCTGCACCGCTAAATGCCCTGACAGTCAACTTAAATACCCTGGGCGACCGGAATAACCATGGGATTTATTATCAGCCGTCCAATGCAGGCGCAACGGCTGCTAATAACTATCCGGTAGCCATTGCTGGCACGCTGTTTGTGACGCAATCCGCTTACGGCTGTCAGCAAATGTATATCACTTACACCGGGCGTATTTTCCTGCGTTCGGTAACGGGGACATGGAATGGCTCAGGCCCGTGGGCGGGCTGGATAGAGATGTACGGACCAAACAACAAACCAACATCGGACGATGTTAATTGCATACGGCGTGATGGTTCGCATATTGGCGGGTTCGTTTCGGGTAACGCTGCACAACCGTACATGCGTCACACAGCAAGCAACGCCGTTGTTGTGCTGGCTAAAGCGGGGGATTCGTACACCAAAGCAGAATCTGACGCGGGTTATATGCCTAAAACTAGCGCATACACTAAAGCTGAAAGTGACGGGCGCTATCCGCTAAAAACCGCAACGGTGATTGATGTTCGCCAGGGGAGTCCTGGAACGATCGTGCTTAAACGTAATGGCTGGAATTACGTTCCGGGCGGGTGTGCTTTTACTGGCTGGTATGTTGAAGGTGATGCGCCCGTTGATGACACCATTCAGTACAAACCAATGCAAATTAATATTAACGGCGCATGGCGAACGATTTCGGGGTGAATATGCAATTAAAACAACTTTCATTTTATGAGCCTGAAATTAAAGAGGCAGAGAATATTCTTTATCTGAAAGATGAGGACGGGAAAGACTGGTATGCCAGTCAGTCCCTGTTTTCCGCCACTAAGTTAAAAATCGCTTTTACCAGTGACGGGATTATCCGCACGGCGGATTACAATGTTTCTGCGCTGTGGCCGGTTAATATGGCGGTAGCGGAAGTCACAAAAAAGGCCGTCCCTGCTGGTTTCAATATTGATGGGGAATGGATGTATGACGGGAAAAGTATCATCCCCTCGCCGGTGGACCATGTGGCACGTGCCGAGGCAAAAAAGCAAAGCCTTTTGTCGGAGGTCTCGCAGATTATCTCGCCGCTGCAGGATGCGGCGGAACTGGAGATTGCGACAGAAGCAGAATTAACGCTCCTGACAGCGATGAAAACATACCGCGTCATGTTGGGCAGGGTAGAATCCGCCAGCGCGCCAGATATTGACTGGCCGGTTAAACCAGAGTGACCAGAGCCCTCCACCCGGGGGGCTTTTTGTTGGTTGTGTTATCCCTCTCCCAACGGCAATGCATCGCGCCTGCGTGGTACTCGTCAGAAAATAGCGACTCCACTTCACCACGGAGTTTAACGGATGAGCGACTATCATCACGGCGTCGAGGTCATCGAGATTAACGATGGCACGCGCACCATTTCCACGGTCTCGACGGCCATCATCGGCATGGTCTGTACGGCCAGCGATGCTGACGAAAAGACTTTCCCCCTGAATGAGCCGGTACTGATTACCAGCGTGCAAAGCGCTATCGGTAAAGCCGGTAAACAGGGCACGCTTTCACACTCCCTGCAGGCTATCGCTGACCAGTGCAAACCGGTCATTGTGGTTGTGCGCGTGGCCGACGGTGTCGACGACCCCGAAGACCCCGAAGCGGCTCAGAAAGAAACCATTTCCAACATCATCGGCACCACCGACGAAAACGGCAAATATACCGGACTGAAAGCGTTGCTCACGGCGAAGACCGTCACCGGCGTTAAGCCGCGCATTCTTGGTGTGCCGGGGCTGGACTCGCAGGAAGTGGCGACCGCGCTTGCGTCCACCTGTCAGAGCCTGCGCGCGTTTGGCTATGTCAGCGCGTGGGGCTGCAAAACCATTTCTGCCGCCATCGACTATCGCGAGAATTTCAGCCAGCGCGAGCTGATGGTCATCTTCCCTGATTTTCTGGCATGGAACACCACGGCGAATGAAACCTCAACCGCCTGGGCAACGGCGCGCGCGCTCGGCCTGCGTGCCAAAATCGACCAGACGACCGGCTGGCATAAAACGCTGTCCAACGTCGGCGTGAATGGCGTCACCGGCGTCAGTGCCTCGGTGTCGTGGGATTTGCAGGAGCCAGCGACCGACGCCAACCTGCTTAATCAGGCCGGTGTCACCACGTTGATTCGTAACGATGGCTTTAAATTCTGGGGAAACCGCACCTGCTCTGATGACCCGCTTTTCCTGTTTGAGAACTACACCCGCACCGCGCAGGTGCTGGCTGACACTATGGCGGAGGCGCACGCATGGGCGATGGATAAACCCATTACGGCAACGCTCATCCGCGACATTGTCGCCGGTATCAATGCCAAATTCCGCGAACTGAGAACGAACGGCTATATCGTCGATGGTTCGTGCTGGTACGACCCGGACTCAAACAGTGTTGAAACGCTCAAGGCGGGGAAACTGTATATCGATTACGACTACACCCCCGTCCCGCCGCTGGAAAATCTGACCCTGCGCCAGCGCATCACCGATATCTATCTGGCGAACCTGTCGGACTCGGTCAACAGCTAAGGAGCTGCAAGCATGGCACTACCACGCAAACTGAAATACCTGAACATGTTCAACGACGGCCTCAGCTACATGGGCGTCGTGGAATCCGTCACCCTGCCAAAGCTGACGCGCAAGCTTGAGAAATATCGTGGCGGCGGTATGCCGGGCTCAGTCTCGATTGACCTCGGTCTCGATGACGACGCGCTGTCACTTGAGTGGACTCTCGGCGGTCTGCCTGACATTGAGCTGTGGGCGCAGTACGCCTCGCCGGGTGCTGACAGCGTGCCGCTGCGTTTTACCGGTTCTTACCAGCGTGACGACACCGGCGCGATTTCTGCCGTTGAGGTGGTCATGCGTGGCCGTCACAAAGAATACGACGGCGGCGAAAATAAACAGGGCGAAAGCGGCTCGACCAAAATGTCGACCGAGCTCGCCTATTACCAGCTCACGATCGATGGCCGCGAAGTCATTGAGATTGACGTCATCAACATGGTGCTGAAAGTCGACGGCGTCGACCGTCTGGCGGAGCACCGTAAGGCGATTGGCCTGTAACCCCTGACCCGGTCAGCGTTGCTGGCCGGTCACTTAACGTTGAAGAGAGAAACATCATGGAAAACATTAACGAAAGCACCACCACCGAAACCGAAAACCCGAACGTCGTGACCCTCGATAATCCCGTCATGCGCGGTGAGCAAAAAATCGAGAAGGTGACGGTATTCAAACCCAACGCGGGAACCCTGCGCGGTGTGAGTCTGGCCTCGCTGGCAAACTCGGACGTCGATGCCCTGATTAAAGTGCTGCCGCGTATGACTTACCCGGCACTCACCGAGTATGAGGTCATGCGTCTGGAAGCGTCCGACCTGATTTTGTTTGCCGGTCAGGTGGTCGGTTTTTTGTCACCATCTTCGGCTCGCTGAAATTTCCCGAAAACCTGTCGGTCGATGACCTGATGGCGGATATCGCAGTGATTTTTCACTGGCCGCCATCAGAGCTGAATTCCCTGAGCGTGACCGAACTCATTTCATGGCGCGACAAGGCGCTACAGCGAAGCGGAAACCACCATGAGCAATAACGTCAGACTTGAGGTGCTGCTGAACGCAGTAGACCGGGCAAGCCGACCGCTTAAAGCTATCCAGAACGCCAGCAAATCCCTTGCAGGCGATATCCGCACTTCACAAACCAGCCTGCGCGATCTGAATGCGCAGGCATCCCGAATTGACGGATTCAGGAAAGCAAGCGCACAGCTTGCCGTGACCGGTCAGTCGCTTACTAAAGCGAAACAGGAAGCCGCCGCGCTGGCTGTCCAGTTCAAAAATACCCAAAACCCCACAACGGCGCAGACGCGCGCGATGGAAGCGGCAAAGAAATCCGCCGCTGACCTGCAGCTCAAATATAACGGGCTCAGGCAGTCGGTACAGCGCCAGCGCAGCGAGCTCGCACAGGCCGGGATAAACACCCGCACCCTGTCAGCCGATGAGCGCCGCCTGAAAAGCAGTATCAGCGAAACGACCACACAGCTTAACCGTCAGCGCGAGGCACTGGCGCGGGTCAGTCAGCAACAGGCGAAACTGAGCCGGGTAAAAGAGCGCTATCAGGCAGGCAAATCATTCGCGGGCTCAATGGCCGCTGCCGGTGCCGCCGGGACGGGTATCGCCACTGCCGGGACAATGGCCGGGGTTAAACTAATGACACCCGGCTTTGAGTTTGCACAGAAAAACTCTGAG